TGGTAAAAGAAAAGTAGAAGAAGTAAAGAATGACACAAGAGTAAGAATGTTAAATGTTGAATCAGGTGATACATTAGATGCCTTTCAGATGAAAAAGGCATGGGTTCAAGATTATTTATTAGATTCTGGTGGTTATCTATTTATTGAAAAGGTAAAAAACAAATTTAAGAGTTTGAGATATGTAGATGCATCTCATATATCTATTCAATCTAATCATGACCCCATATTCAAGGATATTACATATATGGTTCAAGGAAAAAATTATGAAACATTTAATTTTGTAACTATCTTAAGAAGCACAAAAAATGGTGGTTCAAGTAGAAGTGTTACATCAGAAGTTTCTACAGCTATTGAGAATGCATATCAGACATTGTTATATGAATTGGGATTAGTAAAAACTGGTGGTGCAAAAAAAGGATTTATCACATCCCAAAGAAAACTAGGTGAAAAAGAAATTGAATTATTAAAGAAAGCATGGTCAAGTTTATATTCTAATAAAAGTGAAAATGCAATTGTCTTGAATGAAGGTATGGATTTTAAAGAGGGTTCAAGTACAACAGTTGAATTACAGTTAAATGAAAGAAAGAAAACACTCCAAGATGAAATAAATAATATTTTTCACAATAGAGAAAATTTTGATTCATTTATGAAAGAAGCTATTATGCCGATATTAACTGCCATAAAGACTTCACTAAATAAAAACTTTTTACTCGAGAAAGAGAAAGAGTTTTTTTATTTTGAGTTTGATACTCGTGAAATAAATCGTGGAAATATCAAAGAAAGATATGAGGCATATAAGGTAGCATCCGAAACAGGATGGATTTCAAAAAATGAAATTAGATATTTAGAAGATTATGACAGCATTGAAGGATTAGATGTTATAACACTTAATCTTGCAAATGTTGTTTTTGATACCAACACAGGAAAGTATTATACCCCTAATACTAATGCCATAGTTGATATGCAGAATGGAGGTGATGAAATTGAGAGTGGAGGTTAGGAATAACAAAATTATTGTTGATGGTTATGTAAATGCTGTAGAAAGAGAATCTAAAATTCTATATGACACAAGAGGTCAATTTATAGAAAAAATTAGATCAGGAGTTTTTCAAAAAGCATTAGAAAGAGCCGACAATGTAAAAGTTTTGTTAGACCATGAACATGATAGAGAGTTAGCTGATACCAAAAGTGGAAAAGCAAAACTCTATGAAGATAACATTGGTTTAAGAGCCATTGTTGAAATTGATGATTCTGAAGTTATTCAAAAAGCGAAAGAAAACAAATTAAGAGGTTGGTCTTTCGGTTTTTTATGTAACAAAGAAGATAGAAAACAAAATGATGATGGAATTGAAGAAAGAATCATAAGAGATTTAGATTTATTAGAAGTTTCAATCATCGATGATAAAAAGTATCCTGCATATATCGGTACGAGTATCGAAATGAGGGATGACAAAGTAAATGTAATAGAATATCGAACAGAAAAATTCAGTTCGGTTGATATTAATGAGGTGCCTGAGCAACTATCCAAAAAGGAAGTTGTAAAAATAGATTATTCAGATTATGAAGAAAGATTAAAAAAAATTAAAGAAAATTAGGAGGAGAAAATTATGAATTTAAAAGCATTAACTGAAAAAAGAGCTGAAAAGCAAAATGAAATGGAAACATTATTAAATACTGTGAAAGCAGAAGAAAGAGCATTTACAGAAGATGAAAATGAATTATTTAAAAAATTAGAAAGTGAAATAAGTTTGATTAATGAAACTATTTCAGCTTTAACAAAAGGTAGAGAATTAACTGAAGAACCAACAGAAGACCAAAAAGCAGAAGAAAAGAAAGAGGGTGAAGAAATGAATGAAAATGAAGAAAGAGCTTTACAAGAAGAAAAAGCATTTGAAAGATATATTAGAGGTGTATTAGCAGAAGAAAGAGCAGATGTTAATTTAGCAAAAGGTGATAATGGTGCAGTTATTCCTGTATCAATTGCTAAAAAGATTATTAAGAAAGTATATGATATATCTCCAATTCTAGAAAAATCTACAAAATATAATGTAAAAGGAAAATTAGAGATTCCATATTATTCAGAAGATAGTACTTCAAAAGTAAATATGGCATATGCTACAGAATTTAAATCTTTAGAAAGTAATATTGGTAAATTCACAAATATTGAATTAACAGGATTCTTAGCTGGGGCACTAGCAAAAATATCTAAATCATTAGTAAACAATAGTGAATTTAATATTGTTAATGAAGTTATTAATATAATGGCAGAAGCAATCGCTTTATTTGTTGAAGGTGAATTATTAAATGGAACAGATGGCAAAATAGAAGGATTATCTAAAGGTGTAAAATTAGAAGTTAAAACAGCTAGTCCAATAACTATTACTGCGGATGAAATTGTAAAAACTAAAAGAAAAGTAAAACAAAGATTCCAAAAGAATGCCATTTGGGTTATGTCGCCAGAAACTTTAACTGCTGTAGCATTATTAAAAGATGGCAATGATAGATATTTATTACAAGATGATTTAACTAATGATTTCAGTTATACATTACTTGGAAAACCTGTTTATGAATCAGATAATATGAAAGATATTGGTGCTGGTAACACTATTATCTATTATGGTGATATGAGTGGGTTAGCTACTAAATTTGTTGAAGAATTAGAAATTGAAGTATTAAGAGAAAAGTATGCAGACCAACATGCTGTAGGTGTTGTTGCTTGGATGGAATTTGATTCTAAAGTTGAAGATGCTCAAAAGATTTCAAAATTAGTATGTGCTAGTGAAGCTGCTGAATAAGGAGGGGAAATATGTTTATCGTAACCAAAGGATTTAGTGGATTAGTATCCGGAACTAAAGGTCAAGTTATAACATTAAAAGATAAGAGTGTTATTAAAGAACTATTAAGAGCTGGATATATTGAAGAATATAGCACTAAAAATCAAAATGCATCTGAATTAAAAAAAGAAAATGATAGTTTAAAAAATACTATTGAAACTTTAGAAAAAGAAATTGGAGATTTAAAAGGTCAATTAGAAGAAGCTAATAAAAAGATTTTAGAAGCAGAAACAAAACCTTTAGAATCTCCGACAAATAAATCTGAAAATTAAGGTGTAAAAATTAGTTGTTTAGGCAAAACCTCAATGAAGGAGGGAAACTAATGAAAGTTAGTACAATAACATATCAAGATATAGCTGACTATATCAGATTAAGTGAAGTAAGTGATGTAGATAAAAAATTATTAGAAAATTTAATTAATATTGCCAAAGCATTTATAAAAGAAAATACAGGAGTAAAAGAGTTAGATTCATATCCGGATTTTATTATTGTAATTTATATCTTATGTCAAGATATGTATGATAATAGAACTTTATATGTTGATAAAAGCAATCTAAATAAAGTTGTTGAAACTATACTTGGAATGCACTCAAATAATAATGTATGTTAAATGCTGGTAAGTATAATAAATTAATATCTATATATAAAATAGTCCAAGGAGAAGATGAAAGTGGATTTAAAAATCCTACAAAAAATCTTCTCTTAAAAACTTGGGCAAATGTAAGAACTACTAAAGGTTTTACATTAATAGCAAATAATTCTGATTTTGAAAAAGCATATACCAATTTCACTATTAGATATCCTAAAACATTAATTACTCGAGATATGATAATAGAATTTAATTCTAAAGAATATACAATTGAGTATTTGAATAATGTTGATGAAGAAAATATTGAATTGGAAATTCAAGCTAAGGAAGTTACAAAATAATGGCTGGATTTAATATAGAATTACCAAATGAATTAATAAAAAATTTTAATGATATTGCAAATAATTCAGAAAAAATGTTTGGAGAAATGACACAAGCTGGTGCCGAAATTGTATATAAAAATGTTAAAGCAAATATGAAATCTAGTTTTAAAGATACAAGATCATTGGAGAAAGGTTTGAAAATTACTAAGGTATATAAAACAAAATCCGATGATGGTATTAATACAAAAGTTGGATTTTATGGATATAAGGATGATGGAACTCCAATTCCTTTAATTGCACTAGCAAGAGAATTTGGTACAAGTAAAGGTGAAAAAAAGAAACCT